CTTCACCGGTGAGGTCATTTGGCGCGACATGGAGTCGCGCTCGCTGGCTCAGGCTGCCGACGCTCTCGGCAAGTTGCGTGAGTCGCTTGGCATTCCGGCAAAGGGTCTCTGGACTCGTGTTCCGGGCGCTACGTCGCCCGAGATTGCCGAGTGGGAGCGCCTTGCTGACGAGGAGACGCCCGAGACGGTGCTTGCTCGCTCGCTGCAGAACGCTGCAGCCGACAATGCCGTCACTTCATTCCGTGATACGGAGGATGAGGTCGCCTAATGACGCCAACCCAGCGGACTCAGGACGAGGCCGACCGGGTTGATCTTGTCTACCAGTACGTTCTTGCCACATTGGGGGCCAAGGCCGCTTCGGAGGTCTTGGCCCTCTGGCAGGGACGCAATGACTCGTGGCTGACACGAGCGGTCGATGCGATCCTCGGTCGTCGTCGGCAGGCAAAGGCTCTTGGTCTTGCCTATTACCGGGTGGTCCGTGCGCTCCGCACGGGCACCACCATTGCCAATCCTCTCAGTGATGAGGACTTGGAAAGCGTCTCGCTTGAATTCCTGCGACAGGAGTTTGAGGCCCTTGTCGCGGAGCACACAGGCGAGGGTTCCCCAACGGTGTCCGCTCAAGCGGAACCGGACGGGGACGAGGACAGCATTGAGGTTGAGGTCATTGCTGGCCTCTCTGAGGCTCTGGAAGCCGACGAGAAGGCCGCACAGCCGTACGTCGAGGGATTGCTCCAAGACATGGCTGACAACGCCTCAAAGCGCGTTTCTGACATAGCGGCTGACACTCCGCTTGGCAAGGCGCGCGAGGACGAGAAGTCCATTCACCTGCAGCACGGCGCAATGATCGCCGGGGCCGGGAGTAGGACCGCCATGAACGGCGGTCGCAACGCGACCAATCAGGCATCGGCGCGTGACCCCCGCGTTATCGGTTGGGTGCGACAGCACGGCAAGAGCGACAAGCCTTGCTACTACTGCGCGCTGCACATCAGCCGACGTGCCCTCTACAAGACGGCACTCACCGCAGGTGAGGGACGAACACAGTCCAATGCTGGAAACGCATTCCTCGGAGATGGAATGGCGAAGTTCCACGACAACTGTCACTGCACGGTCGAGGCAGTCTACGCACGAGTGGACATTGCCAATGACCCCAAGTACGCCCAGAACCGCTATTACGCGGACCTATGGGACAAGAACATCAAGGGCAAGTTCTCTGGCCCTGATGCGATCAATGAGTGGCGACGACTCCTCAAGAGGATCAACGCCAATGAGAAAACTACGGCGGCTCAGGAAGCCGCCTAACCAAGTTACCCCGGAGGTAAATAGGAATGGCAAAGCAGGACATGAGCCAGTGGCTCGCTGACACCTTCGCTCGCAACCGCGCTCTGTACGGCGGCTTCACGATGGAACTCGATGAGGGTTCCGGTGACGGCGAGGAGACCCCCGCTGAGGAGACTCCCAATGAGGAGACCCCTGCTGGCGATGAGGGCAATGAGGGTGGTGACGGCACCGGCGAGGAGGAGACCCCCAATGAGGAGGTTCCCGCTGACGTTCTGCGTGCCAATCTGACCAAGGCAAATCAGGAGGCGGCTCGATACCGCACTCGCCTGCGCGAGGTCGAGAAGGCCCTTGCGGAGCGAAAGACTCCCGAGGAGGTCGAGGAGATTCGACTGAGCCTCATTGCCGAGCGTGAGACCGCTGAGCGGTCTCTCCTGATTGAGAACGTTGCGCTCAAGCATTCCCTTCCGTCCGAACTGGCGGAACTCCTCAAGGGTGAGACCCGCGAGGAACTTGAGGCCCACGCAATTGCTCTCGCCAAGTTCGCTCCCAAGGAGGAGTCGAACGACGTACCACCGGGAGACCTCAATGGCGGTCTGAATCCCGGTTCTGGTGGTGGCGACGACGACGGCGACGCGCTCGCGCGCGTCCGCAAGATCAAGGGCTACCGCTAATCCATCTACGCCTCTCACCCATTGAACAAGTGAGAGTCCCAATAACAAAGGAACCATAAAGTGACTGTTCCCCAGCACACCGTTGTCCCCGAGCGGGTCGCTTCGACCGCTCTGGCGGCTATCGAGGACAGCCTTGTCCTCCCCACCTTCATGCAGAAGGAGTCCATCGACAAGTTCAAGGGCGGCGAGGACGCCGCTGTGAACGTCAAGGTCGAGGGCGTTCTCCCCTACCGCGAGTACGGCTGGCGCAATGACCGGTCGAACCCGATCCAGTTCGACCAGTACGCCGAGCGTTCGCTCACCGTGAACTTTCAGGGTGACATTTACTCGGCTGTTCAGCTGATTGACGAGCAGGCCACGATGGACCCCATTGGTTGGGACCGTCTGGCTGTCAAGCAGGGCGAGGCTGTTGGTCGCGGTATTGAGCAGCGCGCTCTGACCACGATCAAGAACACCGACTACGACGTTGAGGTTGACATTAATCAGGCCGACATGCGCGGTGCGCTTGTCTACCTGCGGCGCATTGCCGGTGGCCTCAAGGTTCCGGGCAAGCGGTCCCTGATCGTTTCCCCGGACGTGGAAATGGCGCTCCTCAATGAGGACAACCTGACCATTGCGTCGGTCGTGGGCGACTCCCGCGCCTCGGCTGCGGTGCAGGACGCGGCCCTCGGTCGCCTCCTGGGCTTTGACCTCGTGGTTGCCAATGACGCGCCCGCGAACACCGCGTACCTGTTCCTCGGTGACAGCCCCTTCGTTGTCGCCTCTGGTGCGCCGGTTGTCCCGCAGTCGGTCAAGCACGCTGCGACCAAGAGCACGCCGAACGGTTTCGCCACTCGCTGGCTGACCGACTACGACGCCAACTTCCTCACCGACCGCTCGGTCGTCAACTCCTACGTTGGCTTCCGTGCGATCAAGGACCCGGTTATCACCGTGGGCACCGTCAATGGCCTCGCCAATCAGGCCATTGTGTCCGCTGGCGAGTACCTGATCCGTGCGGTCAAGGTCAACCTCTCGACCGCCAATGAGGTCGAGTTCAAGGACGGCACCCTCGCTTCCTTCGTGGGCATGACCTCGACGGACGGCGTGAACGACGGTGACGCTCCCGGCGCGTGATCTAGCCAATGAGTGATGGGGAGGCCCCTTCGGGGGCCTCCCCTCCTCCACTTCAATTCCTTGGAGGAAACAATGCTCGTTGACATTGCCGACCTGACCGCCCGCCTTCCGTTCGTGCTCGACGCGGACGAGACGCGCGAGGCTGAGGGTGCTCTCGCTGACCTGTCTTTTGATGCGCAGGCCATTGGCTCTGCCAATTGGACGACGATTGAGAACACTCCTCAGTCCGTCAAGAACCTCATTCTGCGCGCGGCTGCGCGCCACATGAAGAACTATGAGGGATACACGCAGTCTCGCGCTGGTGACGAGACTGTGCAGTGGGCCGAACAGGATACTCCCGGCACCGCTACCTTCACCCGCGACGAAAAGCAGATGCTCAAGCAGATGGGCGGCAAGATGCCGTTCATTGGCGGCGTCAACGTCGTTGCCTACGGCACCAAGCCAGTCAGCAAGACCGGCTACGTCCCGGTTGCCTATGCCCCCAACACCACCGGCTCCGAGTTCCCCTATTGGTATGACGGGAGCCCGTGGTGACCTATCAGCGTAGGCGTAAGGGCCACGATGCCGTGTTCTATCCGGTAATCAAGGTCACTGACAATCGCGGCAATGAGAAGAAGATTCACGACGAGGACAATCCGATTTACCGCAAGGTGTGGATCATTCCTCAGCGTGGAGCGAAGGCAGAGGTTACGGGCCAGCAGACGATCAATGTTGTACGCATTGGCGTTGCGCTGGATACCCCCGGCCTTGCCCTCAATGCTCGCGTCGAGTTCGACGGCAGGGTGTGGGACGTTGTGTCTCCCCCGGCTGAGCGTTCTGGCGGTGGCCGTCACACCGGCCACCTAATGATGGACGTTCGGGAGCGCCCGTAATGGCTGAGGTCTACGACTACGTTCCGGGCGTACCCGGCTCCCCCATTGCTCGCACTCTCCCCAATGGGGACATAAAGACGAGTCAGGCTAATAAGTTGGAGCGCGTGATCGCGCTCACCGAGGAGGCGCAGCGCGCCATTCTCAAAGAGGGCATGAAGGTGTTTCAGCGTGCGGACTTCCGCATGAAGGCTGCCCAGCAGCGGCACCTAATGGAACTCCGCGAGAGGGCGGCTGAGGCCGTCAAGGAAGGCGATCCCAAGTGGATCGAGATTACACAGCGGGAACTCGCTGACTACCTGCACAACCGTACGAAGGTCACTTGGTCTCAGGCCGACGTTGACTTTCACGTTTCCCTTTTCCGTGAGGACGGACGGGAGTTCCACGTCGAGGTCGAGAATGACGGCGGTCGTGGTGGTCTCTCCATCCTCAGGGATTCCCTCAAGCGATAGGAGGTTCAATGGCTCTGCCTCAAGAGATTCTGGACCTCGTTGAAATGCACCCGGTAGAGGACTTGGTGCTCGCGCTCCTGCGCCAGCGCATTACGACCATCCCTGTGCAGTCGCAGATTTACGACGATCAGACCTTCCCCGCAATTGTGATTCACCGAGGCGACATGATCGGTGAATGGTGGGGCGGTGATCCTCGGTTCATTGATGCTGCGAGGCTGGACGTTTTCTGCTTCGTGGAGGGCGTCGATGCCGACGAGGACGGCGCTCTGCTTTCTGAGGCTGTGCGCAATGCGCTTCGCAATAGCCTCAATCAAGTTGTTCCCGGTCTCGGCCACCTGACACAGGTGACCATGACAAGTCCCCCGCGCAACGCCGCCGATTGGGACACGGCAACTGGTCCGGTGCAGTACGCGGACCTTCCTACTGAGGTTGTCCGCTACTCAACCACATACGCGCTCAGTATTCGGAAGCCCGAGTAAGGCGACTGAGACAAGCGACCCAAGCCCCGGCTCCTGCCGGGGCTTTCTTATTGCCACGACATAGGAGATTCCATTGGCTCTCAATTCTGCCGCAACCCTCGTCGTTGGTGCGGGTAACTTTTTCACCGCGCCTTACGTCGAGGCCACCCCGGCTTCCCTTCCCGCTGACCTTGGCGTCACCCCGGCTGCGCCGTGGGTGAACATCGGTCACACGTCCATTGAGGACATTTTCTCGGTCACGTCCGAGGGCGGCGAGGCGACCAGCCTCGGCACCCTGCAGGCCAAGACTCTGCGCACCACGTACTCGCCCCGTTCCGAGGCGTTCAACATTGTGCTGCAGCAGTTCGACCTCGACAGCCTGCGCCTCTACTTCGGTAGCAATGCTGCCGTGGGTGCCGGGTCCGAACTGCAGGTCCCGCTCTCTCCTGAGCCGACCATTGCATCGTTCCTTGCGATCTTCATTGACGGCACCAACCAGTTCGGTTTCTACGCGCCCAAGGCTGAGATTCTGCGCGGCGACGACCTCGCCATTGCGGACTCCGAGTCGCTGGCTGGCCTTCCCATTTCGGTGAAGCCGGTTGCGCACGCTTCCAACGGTTGGGCCTACGCGGTGACCCCGCTGGGCGCTGCCTGATCCATTGATCTACCC